TCTGCAAGGAGGATCCGCTGACTGAGCAGGACGTCAACGAGATCTTCGAGGGTTTCCAGCAGGTGGTACAAAACGAGTACGCGTTCATCGACAAGATCTTCGAGAATCGTTCGTTACTGAACATCACTTCCTTTGACCTCAAGCAGTACATCCTTTACCGCGCCAATGATCGTCTTCGGGCTTTGGGCGTTGATCGCTCTTTCCTGTTTGACGCTGAAGGTGCTAATCGAATCAAGGACTGGTTCCACCCACTGATGGCGGGATCAACCAGCACCGACTTCTTCGCCCAGTCCAAGGACGGCAGCAACTACATCGCCAAACCTACACAGGATTTCAATTCTGTCAATCTCCGCAACCTCAATCTCGTCCTTGTATGACCGACCACTCCCTCATCGCTCCTGATTGGCTTTCGGACGAGGGAATGCAGACTCTCTCGGCGGGATACCTCCTGCCGGGGGAGACCCCACGTGCCATGTTCATGCGTGTGGCCACCGCCGCCGCTGCGATCAATGAAGACCCTTCACTACTCGACGATCTCTTTACTTGCCTTTGGAACGGGTGGTTGGGTCTCGCTTCTCCCGTTGCTGCTAACTTCGGGACCAGTCGCGCCCTTCCCATTAGTTGCTACTCTGTCCACCTTAGCGATAGTGTTAGCTCTATCTATTCGCACCTCAAAGAGGTCGCGCAGCTATCAAAGAATGGAGGTGGGGTAGGTGTCTACATGGGAGACGTTCGTCCCGCTGGCGCTCCTATTTCTGGAGGAGGGAAGTCCACCGGCATCGTCCCCTGGGCTCAACAGTACGACCTCGCCGCGCGAGTCGTCTCACAGGGCGGAGTCCGTCGCGGCTCCTTCGCCATCTATCTACCCATCGACCACCCCGACGTTCCTGAGCTCCTACGTGCGAAGGATCACTCGAAGGGTGACCCTCGCAAGTTCATCGACAGCAACGTCGCTCTGACCGTCACTGACGAGTTCGTAGAGGAAATGCTCGCCGGCGACACCGCGAAGCAGGAACTGTTTGGAGAAGTGTTGAAGACGCGCCTCCAGTCCGGTTCGCCCTACCTCGTCTACATCGATAACGCCAATCGGCAGAATCCGCAATGTTACGTGGATCGGGGACTGACCGTCAAGACCTCGAATCTCTGCTCGGAGATCTTCCTCCACACCGACGAGAACCACACCTTCGTCTGTGTTCTGTCCTCCCTAAACCTCGCTCGTTATGATGAATATCGCTCCTGGGTCTCTCCCAACGGACGCTCCGTCCCTCAGTTGGCCATCCATCTACTCGACGCCGTCGTATCCGAGTTCATCCGTAAGTCCCAACACCGCGTCGGACTTGGGCGTGCTGTCAAGTTCGCCGAAAAGTCCCGAGCCCTTGGACTCGGAACAATGGGACTCCACACTCTCTACCAAAAACGCGGACTACCTTTCCGCTCTGAGGGAGCGAGGAGCCTAAATGTCGAAGCGCACGAGTGGATCAGAGGGGAGTCCGAGAGAGCCAGTGCGGAACTTGCTCAGCGCTTCGGAGAACCCGAGTGGTGTAAGGGATCTGGCCGTCGCCATACTCATCTCCTCGCTGTTGCTCCTACCCGCACTAATTCGGTCATTTCAGGTGCCTTCTCGCAGGGAATCGAGCCCATCGACTCAAACTTCTTTGTGGCAAAGCAGGCCAAAGGCACTTTCGTCCGTAAGAATCCCGTCCTAGAACAACTGTTCTGCGAACGCGGGGTTTCCGACGACATCTGGGACTCTATTCTAGCCGCGAAGGGTAGCGTACAGCACCTTCCCACCGAGATTCTTTCCGACGCGGAGAAAGAGGTGTTCCTGACGGCGAGGGAGATCGACCAGTTTGAACTCGTCAAGCAGGCGGCGGATCGCCAACCGTTCGTCTGTCAGGGGCAATCACTCAACCTGTTCGTCGATCCCGAGGCGAGCCCCGAGTACCTCTTCAGGCTCCACCTTTCCGCGTGGAAGATGGGCCTGAAATCGCTGTACTATCTGAAGTCCAGCTCGCTCCTCACCAAACGCGTCTCCGACGCCATGATCGTGACCCGAGAGGGTTGCCCGTGGTGCGACCGTCTCAAGGATCTCCTCAAGGCGGAAGGGATCACCTACAAGGAGATCACCAAGGAGGAGGCGATGAGTCAGGGGATCTGGAAGTCCGACTGGCAGACCGTTCCACAACTCTGGCTACACGGACAGCATATCGGCGGCTACACCGACTACGTTAATCGAAACACCTATGCCCCAGCTCAAATCCAAGAATGCGAAGCCTGCCACGCGTAGTATGGGACGTAGGAGAGTGAAAAAGTATCCTCCGCTGACGGAGGAGCAGAAACAACTGGTTCAGGATCACAAGTGGGTGGCGGGTCGACTCGCTCACAGTGCCAAGTGCATCACCGGTGGCCACACCGGGATGTTCACACGTGAGGATCTCGAATCCGTCGCCTACTTCGCTCTCTGTGTGGCCGCCAGTCGGTACACTCCCGGTAAGGGGGTGAAGTTCAGCACTTACGCCTGGGCCACGGCTCAGGGTTACATCATCCACGCCCTTCGGGACTACTCCCGTATGGTTCGCCTGCCTCGGCGGGTGAGTTGCCTTCGCGCCAAGCTCCGCGAGCTGCTGAATTCGGGGATGTCCTACGAGCAGGCAGCCGCCGAACTCGGCATCGATCAGGAGTGGGCGCTCTTGTGTGAGATGAGCTGGAAGGAGATTCACGCCTCCTACGACTCCCAACCCGAGGATTGGCGGGAACGCCAGTTCGTCTACAACGAGGACGAGGTTCACTACCTCCTGAGAAACGAGGACGTGTCCAAAGCGTTGAGGGCACTGAGTGACAAGGAGATGGAGATACTCCTCGCCTACGTGGATGACCAACCCATCAAGCCGGAAGAGGCACTTCAGGCCCAGATGAAGATTGACGAGTTGCGCGCCCTTGTTTATGGAACTCCCCATTGAGAAACAGCTCCGTCTTGAGCACATCAGACGCGGGTTGAAAGACCTCAGTCGAGAGGAACTCGAGGAGATGCTGATGGAAACCACCGAAGCTCTCGTGAAACTCACCACCCGTGTCCAAGAATTTTGTAACGATCATGGCATCCTTTGACAGCAAGAAGTTCTTCGACTTCGCCCTATTTGCTGACACCAGCAACCCCAAACACCGTGCGGCGTACGACGATCTTTACGCCGCCATCCAGAAACTGGATCCCAAACTTCTGACTGATGACGCCAATTGGGTGAAGATCTACCGGTCTAAATCTGCCGTTCCAGCGGTTCTCAACGTCCCTTACTTCAGTCAACGAGATAACTACCGCGATGCTAGCAGGACCTGCTTTAGTTCTTCTTGCGCAATGCTCACGGAGTTTCTCAAACCTGGGACGCTTCCTGGCGCCAAAGGTGACGACAAGTACATCCAGGAAGTCTTCAAACGTGGTGACAGCACCGACGCCTCAGTCCAAGTCCAAACGCTGAAACACTTTGGAATCACCGCCTCCTTCAAAACCAACGGATCCCTTGGAACCCTCGATGCTCTTCTGGCTCAAGGCATCCCTGTTCCTGTGGGCATTCTTCATCATGGTCCTTCTTCTGCGCCTTCTGGTGGTGGTCACTGGATTATCGTGATCGGTAAGGAGGGGACAAACTACATCGTGAATGACCCTTGGGGTGAGATCGATAACGCCTCCGGCACTTACATCTCCACCAACGGAAACCGTCTCAAGTACAGCGAGAACCTGATCAAGGCTCGCTGGACAGTGGAAAGTCCGGGATCCGGTTGGTTCATCCAAGCTTCTAAATGAGGTCACTTAGTGACTTTCTCTTGTTTGAGAGAGCAGGACTGAACCCCGAGTTTTGCCACACATACAGAGAGGAATTCTCGAAGTCAAGCTTCTGGGAGGTGTCAAAAGTCTTCCCAGAAGATGCTAAATCAATCCGAGTGTCTGAAGGACTGGCATGCTCGGCTGACAAGGTGATAATGGAGAACCCAGGCATTCGCTCGCAGCTGGACAGTCAAATGTTCGACTTCGTCACGAATGCCATCAACTTCTATCGTGAGAATGTCTCTAACTTCGTGACCTTTGAAAAGGACGATGGGTACCAACTTCTCAGATACTCTCCTGGAAGCCACTTCCGAAACCACGTCGACGATTCCATTGACAGACGGAGGACACTCTCTGTAGTAGTTGGAATGTCAGACCTTTCCGAGTATGAAGGTGGCGTCCTGGTGTTTCAACACGGTCAAGAGTTCAAGTTGGGAATGGGCGATGTCGTCATATTTCCTTCTTGTTTTCTGTACGAACACGGCGTTACTGACGTCCTGTCAGGCACACGCTACAGTCTAGTGACTTGGGTCAGCTAGGGTAAAAACTCTCAGACTGGGTCTCGTGTATGGCACTACCTAAAAAGCGGATAACCCCCAGACGCAAACCGTTCTCACTCATCAACACGATGAAGGTGAGTGTGGTCGTCTGGACCGCCGGACTGCTTACCGCCCACTACGCCCAGCTGTTGCCGAAGATGGACGCCACGTTCATTGCCGGTCTGCTGACTAGCACACTTGGCTCGTTAGGGATCGACATCATGCGAAAAAGCGATGATGACGATAAGCCTGCTCCAACAATCAAATCTCCCACTATACCTACTCCACCAAAACCGTAACATGGAACTCAAGCAAGCGCTCGCCCAACTGATTGACGCCTACGCTGACGCCAAGGCGAGCAAAAACACCATCCTTCTGCAGTACGCGACTCAGGAGCTTCAGCGCTTCATCGAGGGTGTCGAACTGGTTCAGTATCCCGCTGCTCAAGCCCCTCAATCCGACGAAGACTGATGTCTGATAAGTTGCCCCCAGACCACGATGTGAGTACCCATAAGGACAAGATGGGCAAAGTCATGCATGAGTTCAAACGTGGGCAACTCCACTCAGGCACTGGAAAGAAGGGCCAAAAGGGCAAAATAGTCACTAAGCGTGACCAGGCCATCGCCATCGGCATCTCGGAGTCGAAACACGTCGAACAGCTGATGGCTATGGGCTACTCAGAGGAGGCGGCACGTACTGTCGCTTCTTTTATTGAATCGCAGAAGGCGGGTGATTATGCCTCCGAAGGTCCTCTAAGCGACATAGATTCGACACCTGGGAAGCAAAAGGGGAATTCGGGGCGTAAAACAGAGTCTGACCAGGGGTCAGTCACCACATTCCCCACTGTACCCCACTCCGAGGGTCCTATGGTTAAAGCCTCGAAAGGCAAGTGTCCCCCAGGCACTCGGGCCACCGGTGGGGGCTTCTGTAAGAATCCCAAAGCCGGAAAGGCGCAATTCTTTGATAAAGACCCCAAGAAAGGATGCCCACCAGGTAGTAAAACCGCGGGGAAGGGTCGTTGTAGAGCGGACTTTTCTGAATTCACAGAAGCCAATACCGGAAGCACAGCGTGTCCTCCGAAGAAAACTGAGGCTGAGAAACAAGCCGAACAAGCACAAAAGGGAACCGCTCCAACTCAACCCCAGGGAGCCGACGCTGGTCAAGGCGCCCAACAACCCGCCGAACGTGTGCAAGACGTTCAGTCCGCCGCCGAAAAAGAGGCGAAGCGACAGCAGCGGGAAGAGTGCAAGAAATTGCAAGGTAATTAACTATGTACGGTTCATTTGACGAAAACGCGCAAGCTGTGTGGGACTTCACTCGGTGTCAGAGACCGAATGGCACTTTCTACGGTACAAGGGGAAAGTGTAGATCTGGGGATGAGGTAGGGGCGAAAGAAGTGCCACCAGCTAAGGCGAAGAAGGCCGCTGCGAAGCCCGCTGCTAAGAAACCCGCCGCGAAGAAGCCTGCCGCTAAGCCCGCCCCTAAGCCAGCAGCTAAGAAGCCCGCCGCGAAGAAGAAGGCTGCTGCGAAACCCGCAATGAACGCGAAGGCGAAAGCCGCGCTCGACAAGGCCACACCGGAACAGCTTGAAAAGCTGAAGAGCAATCCGAAGGTGACACCAGCTCAGAAGAAGGTGCTGGATAAGGCCATCGCTGAGAAGACGACGAAATCTGCGCCCAAGCCCGAAGCTCCAGCTTCCAAGAAACCGGAGGCAGCAGCGAAAGCTCCCGCCGCTAAACCAACCAAGGTGGACGAACTGAAGGCTAAAAAGAAAGAGGCATTTGACTATTACAAATCGCTCGATGATGGCCCTGAGAAAGAAAAGGCGAAAAAGGCGTATAAGAAAGCAGATGAGGCCTATTGGAAGGCGGTAGAGAAGCAGGGGCAGGCCGCTTTGAAGGATCCGAAGGTAGATAAGGACGACTTAGCTGGTAACGACGAGGAGCGCAATCGTCGCGGAGCGATCTATCGCGAGGCGCAGGCTAATGCCAACCTCAACACGAAGCAACGTGCCGCAATTCGTGACTATACTGATGAGGGAGGGGATCGCCCCTACTCTGATCTCAACGCATGTCTCCGCCAGCCGAAGACGTGTGATCCAGAAAATCGTGGTTGGACTAGAACACACGCGAAGGAACTCGACAGCGCCTTAGCCACACTGCCGAAGAATGACAACGCCGAACCGTTCTGGCGCGGAACTCGTGCTGACAGTGGTCAGGCACTCGCCCTCTATAAGGCGTTAGAGAATGCCCAACCTGGGATGAAGATGAAGGATCCCGCATTCGGTTCCTACTCTTATGATGAAGGGGTCGCCAGGGGCTTCACATCCACGGCAACAAATAGCATCCTCTTTGTCAGCAGAAGCAGACAACTCACCCCAGTCGACACCTTCTCCGAAATCTCCATTGAGAGAGAAGCCTTACTCCCACGCGACACAGAACAGACTATCCGCTCCATCCGCAAGGATGGCAATCTACTCATCGTTGAACTTGACTGATCATGGCAGAAAACAGCATCGGCCGCCGCATGGCGGACTTCTACTTCGAGATCACTGACGCCGACGGCAACACCAAAGTGTACAGCTCCGCCGACGCGCAAGAGGACGAGATGGAGGAGGAGGAGGAGGAGGAGGATTAGGTTTCCTCCTCGCGAGCGTGGGTACAATATGTTTGAGCTTAAGCTCAACTCACCCTTTGCTCTCTGAGCCCTGAGTATCATGGCAAATCTTGTTCACCGTCCCCTGTACAATGAGTTCGAACAGATGTTCCAACTCTTTAATCAGGCCCCTTTCACACAGAACAGGAACAACTCCCTCAACTACCGCGTGTTGAGTGAGGAAGATGCCTCCGTTGTGGAGGTTGAAGTTCCCGGTGTGAATCCCGAAGAGGTTAAGATTCAATTGGAAGGCCGCCAGCTTACCATTGATACACCGCGTGGAAGCGCATTCTTCTCACTTGGCACGAGGATCGATTCCTCTCACGCTACAGCCAAGTTGAAGCATGGCCTTCTCACAATTCGCATCCCTAAGCGGGAAGCAACTCTCGTCGAGATTCAAGTCGAATCCGACTGATTGGTTTGAGGTTTACTACCTCTACCTAGCAGGGTGTAGGGAGTTCAATGAGGGCTCCCTCCCCGAAGATGATTGGGAAGAGCATCATATTCTCCCTCAATGTTTGTTCGGGAACAACTCTCCCAAGATGTGGCTCACGTTCGAGCAGCATTCAATCGCTTCGGGCTATCAAACGTTGGCATTCAACACTTGTTGCTTCTGTGGTTGGCATATGAAACATATGCCTGAGTGGATGCTGAAACTCGTTAAGCCCATTCGAACACGAATGCTAAAAGTGAATGGAGAGCGTGTAGGCAACTTGCCCAACTCGGATCTTCAACGCCGTACGGCCGCTCTCCAAGCGCAAGCAATGGGAAAGGCGAATAAGGGCAAACCCAAATCTCACGAGCATCAAGTTGATGCTGGGCGTGAAGGGGGTAAGAAACTCTTAGAATTAGGCAAAGGAATTTTTGCCTTAACTCCCGAACAAAGGAGTGAGAATGCCAGGAAAGCATCGCTCGCCCGATGGGGCAAAATCAAGTAGGAAAATACCCATGGATCTCAGTTCCATCCTCAGTGTCGCCAGCGAAGCTGGTGGCGACCCAGGCGCCTACCTCAAGCAAGAACTGGAAGAGGGACTGGAACCGATCACCAAACGAGTCGACGCCCTCGAGAAGAAGCTTGACCTTCTGATCCTCACCGCTCAACGGATCGAGGATCTCCTCAAGGCTATGAAACCCATCGTGGATCTCATCAAGAAGATCCCCTTCATCAAATGACACGGGCGGCTTCGGCCGCCTTCTTTTATGCTCCAACTCAACCCACCAATCCCCGTGAACACCTCCAAAGGACGGGGTTGGGCGCACGTACTGATCGACTACTCGCAGGAGCACGACCTGCTGTGGGTGGTCTTCATCGATGAGACTGGGGAGTGCTGGACGCTCCCCAATCGAGACATACGCATACAAAGCAATTTGTCGCTGGGGCGACGTGAACGAGAGAAGAACCTGGAACAATCCAACGCGAGAGCCGTGGAACCCCATAATCAAGGCGTGTCTTACTGGGGTGGATCAGCATACGTCCCTTCTACTGGAGACTGGACAGCAGTACCATGCGGAACAGGCAGCATTACTCCGACAGTACGTTCACAATCTGAAAACGTGGATCCACGAGACTGAATAGGTTTACAAATCATAACATAGGGGTACTATAACTCTGTAGGCAGCGTCGCTTCATGGCTGCGTCCCAGCTGCTGAGTACTACTCTATTTGATTAACCATGACCTACTTCAATGTCCGCTTCTGTTCTTTCCCGCCGCTCAACT